CGAATTGCTTGGTCGAGCATCGCCGAAACCTTCTCGCTCCAAAGGTTCTCGAGCTGTTGATCGTGCAGTGCATCTTGTCTGAGTCGAACGATGTCGCTTTGCGGGAGGATGCGCGCGAGCCTAATCAGCTCAGGGTAGTTAACGCGCATAGGTAAGCCTTTCTTATGTCTCGACTTCCATCAGCGCAACGGAAACCTCGAGCAGTCGGCGCCTCACCTCTCGCCATGCTCGCGAATCTTGGTTCTCGTATCGGTTGAAAAGCTCCTGCACTTCTTGCTCGAGCTGCTCTTTGGGGTTTGCGATGCCCAACTTCCCATCGTCATTGATCCCAAGTTTTGCCACTACGTCACCGGCGTGGGCTCGTCGTCCATGAGTGACGCTGACCGCACGAGTTGCGCGTCGGCTTGTGCTCGAGCAGGAACTTGCTTGGCCCAAACCGAAGCTAGCATTTCTTCAGAGGCGGCTCGAAAAGAGAGCTGCCTCACAAAAGCGATCATGTGAGCGAAGCCGCGAAAGCGCGCCGGTCCAAGGTTGAACCGCATGTCGGTGAGCGCAACCTTGACCTGATCGGGAAGCGTCCCAAAGCTCGGGAGAACGATCGACAAATCGTTCACTGCGGAGCCAACATCGCGCGAGAGCAGCGCATCGATCTCGGCATCGGTAAGCGAAGCACCAAGCGTGATCACTTGTTCGTAGTCAGCGCCCACCGCACAAAGCTGCACGCGCGCGTCAGTGCGATTGAGATTGAAGCCGACGCCGATCGTGGGGATGCCTAGATCGTCGTGGTACATGGCCGCTCGTCGGCCTTCGTGGCGTTCGATAAGCTCGCGGGCGTCATCAATCCAAGTCATTCGGGAGATCTCCTAAAACGTCACGGTGAAAGAGAACTTCGCCGACCATCCGCATTTGACGCACGCCGGCTTGGTTGGCTCGGCATGCTCGAGCGTCATGGCCATGCCGATGCCGCATTTCGGGCAGGCAAAGGCGATTGAGCCGCTTTGTTGTTGCGCGTTCACTGCGGCGCCGAACGTGAGCGATGGCCGTTCGTCATTAGCCATCGGTTTTCCTTCGGCGCGGGCTGCGCTCCTTGGCGAGCGCCTCCTCGACCTGCACGCGCGCGTATTGCTCACGCTCCATTTTGCGAACGACCTCCCATTGCGCTTGGGCGATCGCGGCGTTGTCTTTGTAGGTGGGCCTGTCCTTCAGCTCGACGACGATTTCGGACACCATCTTTTTGAGCGAGGCGACATCGCTCTGCACGCCGTCGAATTTCTCGACCACGCTGCGTAGGTAGAGCCACCCGAAAAGAAGCATGAGCGCGCATGTGACGGCCGGCGGCATCCAGTGCCAAAGCTCGGGCGCTGCGTTGACGACTGCCTTATCCATGTGCGGCCCACGTCATCGCTGCACGCTCCTTGAGCCACTCATTTGAGTGGTCGCAGTTTTTGGTGTCACCGAACCACGGGCCGCCGAGCGTGTAGTGAAGGAGCTTGGCGGCGTTGTGGTGCTGGTACTCCCCGACGAGCCAATTCCATTCGAGCGGCAGCTCACCGAGCTTGTCCTCGGCCACCCACGCGAAGCGGTGCAGCTCGAGGCCGGTCGCTTCGTTGACGTATTCTGGCGTGAGCCGGCGCGGTCCGAAGTGCTGGTTACGAAACACCATCAGCGATGACCAATTCTTGCGCGGGTATTTCGTCTGCCCCTGGCCCATGAACTTGGTGTCGCTACGCGGCTCGTAGTCGTGCTTGCAAACGAGCACGCTCTTGTCGGGCTGCGCGTCCACTTCCTCGAGCAGCTCGGCGATGTCGGCGAGGCACAGCATGTCGCTGTCCATGAAGATCGAGATCCCCTCGAACCCCGACAGGTACGGGACGAGAAAGCGCGTGAGCGAAAATTCGGTGGTCTCGGTCGGGCCTCGAGCGCGTGTGTACGCGCCGCCAAGCTGCGAGCGAATCACCGGGGAGATCGAGACGGGAATGCTTGCGCGCGCGATGATCGAATGCGCGAGTACATGGTAGGAAATCGGCTCGCGTGAATCGTAACCGATGAAAATGCGCAACGGCGAAATCACGCCGCGGGAGTCGCCTGCAGCGCAGCGAGATCGGCTTGTAACGCCGCCAGTTTTTGGCCCTTGGCTAGTTGCTTGTCGGTAAGGAACTTTAGGCGCGCCAGCTTGTCGGGGCCATCAGGCATCGCATTGGCTTTCTCCACCTTGCCGGGGATCTTCAATGCCCACGCTTTCAACTCCTCGATCTTCTTGGTCAGGTCTTCCGCTTTCGATGACATTTTGCATCTCCTTTTTTTTCGGTGATACCACCACGTAAAGCTCTGGGCCAGCCGCTTGGATGCTGCCAACCGTGAAGTATTTTTTCAGCTTCTGCCGCCACCACTTCTCGTCACGTTGCAAGATATGCGTGTTGCGACCATCAGGCAGTGTCTTGCGCGCGGGGCCTGTGTGGATGGTGAAAAACCCGATCTTCTTCACGCACCGTCGCAAGTCGTCCAATACGAAAGCGATGTGATCGGGCTCTACGTGCTCGAGCACGTCCGTGCACACGACGAGATCGGCCGGCCGCGGCGATGCACTCTTGAGCGGGATAGCGGGATCATATTCCCAAATTGGAAAGGGCAGCTCTTTGGCGAGGTGGCCTTTGCCGCAACCGTAGTCGAGCACCGATGCGCATTTGCATTTGTCCACGAGCTTCTTGACCGTGTTCGCGTGCTTTGCTCCACCGACGCCATAAGCGAGGTTTGTCTCGTGAAGCTGGCGATTGAGGTCGCGATATTCGTCGCTAATCGTTTCGGGCTTGTTGAACGCGATGAGCTTTGTTTTTTGCACGGCGAGCGGGTTCCGCTTGTAGTTCTTCGACATCGCTTGCACGAGCCCTTGGCCGTAGAACGTGGCTTGCACGTCGTGCATTTGATCGAGCTCGTGCCATGTCTGGCGCGCCGTCTCGAGCATGCTTTGCGTCGTTCGATAGTCAACGCCGTCGTAATTGCAGATGCTGTGATCTTTGGGCTGCAACGGGTGCGCGGCGGCATGCTTTCCGCTTGGCCCTTCGCAGCCGTCCATGCCGAAAATGTGCTGACGTTTGAAGCCGAGGAAGCGCGCGATCGTCAATGTGCGAAGGCCTGCAGAGCATCCGCCGGTGAGGGCCCACTCGCCATAGGGCAAAACACGCATCGCGTCCTCGCTCGGGTCGAACACGTGCCAAAGCTTCACATTGAAGCCGTCGAGTCGCTCGAACACTTTCGGGTGACACGTTGAGGCAATGAGATATTCGACCGACTTGTGCGGCTCGCCGAGCAGCTCGAGCTTGTGCTCGCGAGGATCGACCTCGACATGCCACGTCGGAACGATGCCCCGCTCGAGCAAGAACTTGTGCGCGCCCGAGCAGCTCATGACGTATTTGAACTTTTTGATCTGCTCCCACGTGTCGTTGAGGCTCGGTCCGTAGCAGACGATAGCGATTGCATCGTCATGCGGTTCGCGTGCACGGATGCGCCCTTTGACGCGCTTCGTGTTGGCAAGAATTTGCTCGTCGCGAAGCCAAAGCGGAATGCAGTAAACTACATTTTGCGGCTTAGAAGCGTCGAGCGTTTTAGTCATTATCCGATCCTATAGGCACGAAGGAACGAGCCAGCCGCCACGACAGCGGGACTGCCCGTTGCGCTGGCTTTGATCGCGACCTGCACTGTTCCCGCTGTAGCGCCAGTGTTTATCACGCCGTTTATTATCATCTGACTTGCGTTTGCTGCGGCCATGTTCACGGAAACGATCGACGAGGCAACCGTACTCATGCCGGCGGCTTTTTGTTCGGCCATGGCTACGCCTTGCTGACTCGCACTCGCAAGAACGCTGTTGGTGAACAGGAAGCTTAGAGAGCCTGCCGCAATGCCCGTGGGATATGTAGCGCCGACAAAAAACGTGCCCAGCGATGTAGGCGAAACGAGCAAGATCCCTTGGATGTGATACCAAGCCGCGCTTGTGACCGAGACGGTCATCGACGTAACGCCGGTGAAGGACGTAGCCGAGCAAGTCTGCACGTTGTTTTTAATCGCAACTTGCACGACGGCTGTGCCGCCGGCCGACATCACGCTTTTCGCTTGGCTGAGAATGCTCACTTGCTGCGAGAGCACGCTCACTTGCTGCGACAACACGTTGTTTGCACTGAGAGCTTGCGCGCTCACGGCGTTGTCAGCGCTGATGCGGTTCGCGATCTCGGCGCTCAGCGCGTTTGAGACAACACTCGCGGCGTTGCTTGCCGCGTTCGCGATCGATGTGGTGTTGCTCAATGTATTCGACAGCGCGTTGTCAGCGCTGATGCGGTTCACCGTCTCGACGCTCAAGGCCTGCGAAACAACCGAGGCCGCGTTGCTCGCGGCATTGCCCACGCTCAGCGCATTCGATGCGGCATTCGAGATCGTGTTGTCTGCGGCAATGCGTGCAGCCGTCTCGACGCTCAGCGCTTGCGACACCACGCTCAGGCCTTGCGATAGAGTGTTGTTTGCGCTGAGAGCCTGAGCGCTCACCGCATTGTCGGCGCTGATTCGGTTTGCAACCTCGACGCTGAGCGCGCTGGCCGCTTGTGCTGATACGCCGACGCTGCCGCCTGGCGGGTGGGCCGAGACATAATTCGAGAGCGCGTTGAGGTTCGAGACTACGTTCGAGATTGCGCTCGCCGCTTGCGCGCTTACGGCGTTGTCGGCCGAGATTCGGTTCGCGGTCT